TATGACCACTAATTAAATACTATTAGGAAATAGCAGTTACATCAAGTGGTGAGTTAACGATTAATTCAACTACAGGAATTAAATCTACATCGTATGTAGCAGACCAGTTACCTGAATCCATTAACTGAGCATTTGTTGGGTTGTCAGTAGCAGAACCCCACTTAGTACCCATGATGTGATAAGCACTGTGGTAGTCAACAGACATAACATCTTGTTTAGATAAGATGTTTCTATCTGATTCAATGCTTAGAGGAGATTGCTCACCTTCAAGAATTGTTCCTGACTTAATTAAGTAGCAACGGAACTCTTTAATGTGTCCAGATGCACCAGGAGCAGATGTATTAACTTGTGAGTCAATAACAACATTCATTCCAGCAAATTGACCGATTGATGTTTCAGTAACACCAACACCGCCACCACCCCAAGTTACTGCACCACCAGTTGATAGAGCAGATGTTGAGAATGTAAGCATACCAAC